TCAATTAGCCCCAGAAACAGCCCCAAGTTCCAGGCTCTTACTAAACAGCCGTACAGATTTGTCTTCCGATTCACTCAATACGTGGCCATATATCTTGTCTATCATTCGCGGAGTATTGCCTAGTCTTTCAGCTATAACTTGTGATGGTAAACCAAGATTGACAAGTATCGTGGCATGAGTGTGTCGCAACCCATGTACGTTAATAGATTTTAGATTCCAATCTTCTATAAGTTTTTTTAGGTTATTGTTTAGCATAGCACTTGCAACAGGATTGCCATGAGTTGAGATAAAGACAAAATCATCATCTTTTAAATGTTTCCCTTTGCTTAGCAATCTCTCTTTACACCAAATTTTATACTTTTTGAGTTGCGCCATTACCATAACATCGACTGGAATGGTTCTGTAACTATTTTTTGTTTTAGGTGGTCTAATGCCACTATGGCAGTCTCTTGTCCTCTCCACCGTTATAGTATTGGCCTCAAAATCTATATTTCGCCATTGTATTCCTAATGCTTCACCTTTTCTTAAGCCCGTATAGGCTAAAAAATACATTAGGCTGTAATTGGTTATATTTAAATATTCTTTAGCAAGATCCAGCAATCGATTCAATTGGAATACGTTTAGATAGTTATTTCTGACTGCTTTGAGGCTATCTTCTCCTAGGCCTGGAATCGTAATTTTATTGAATCGATTACGGGATAGGATTTCATCATCTACGGCGGCATTAATGGCAATCTTAAATATAGTGTGGTACGTCGAAACAGTGCTAGGACTATATATTTCAGTGAGTTCATTTATATATTTTAGTTTGTAAGTCGATTTATCTAATGCGGCAAGATTTTCATTGCCCAGAAGCGGTTTGATACGCAATCTGATCAAACGCTCTCTTTGAGTTTGTGTGGATGTTTTCCACTCATTTTTATGCGTCTCATACCACATATCCATCCATTGAGATACAGTAAGATTGTCTTTCTCTACTTGTTTTACGTTGCCATTTAGTAAGTCAGACTTGACCTTCAGAAGAGCCTTTAAGGCTGCATCCTCTGATGTAAAACTACTTTTTTTCTTTTCTTTCCGTTTCCCCATCGTGTCCTTGTACTTATGCCGATACATCCACAATTTTTCACCTTTTTTATTGGTGTACCAGTATAGATCTTTATCTTTTTTCGATTTGTTTAATTTAGTAGTCATGGCTTGTCTATCCCTTCATCGCGGACAGGCGTTTCTGGGGCATAGAGTTAACCACGTGTGCGTATCACCTCCTTAAATGTGAACGTATGTTCTTTTTAAGAATAAAAATTTTTTTGATCGGAAATTTCAACAACTTCCAGCGGATCGAAAAATATTGTGTAGCCGTCAATATCTACAAAAAGTCCGAATTTATCCTGGTACCGTTTTAAAGATGCTTCTACAAATTCCTCTGTTACATTTAAATAATCAGCTAATTCATACTTATTTCTAAGGTTTAATTTATGAGCTTCTATTATTTTTGATAATGGAAACACTCTCTTATGAGCCCAGGATCTTGCTTTAAGTTCCTGTTTACGATTGTCTATTTTTGTTTGATTAAGTATGTCTCCAGCTGATGTATGATAATGGCCGAGTTCTTCTGCTAAAATGCTAACCTTTTCAACAGTGGTGCTCAGACTGTTACTCAGCCAAATAATGTTATCTCCATACAATCCCTTATTTTTCATTCTTCTTATGTATACTTCTATATTATTTGTGAAACATTCCTCCATTAAATCCTCAAATAAATCCATTCTAATTCCCCTTGTTTTTCCTGGCTTCTCGTCTCATTGCAATAAACTGCTTAAACTCTTCAATTTCTTGTAGTTCTTCCTCTGTCCAATTTTCCCCATCATGGTGAGCTGCAATGGTTTCTGGTTCTATTCTACCCAAGAGATAATCGGTAGATGTTTCGAACGTTTTAGCCATTTCTAGCAGCACATTCCCGGGTGGTACTACTCTTCCGGCTTCATAATTAGCAATGTTAGTCCGTCTCATACCTAATAAATCAGCAAGTTTCTCCTGCGATATACCAAGATTATTCCTGCACAATCTAATCCTTTCACCCATTCGTTTCTTATCATTTTCATTCAATTTTAAGTCCTCCCGAAAAAAAAAGTTCATTTAAAATGACGTTTTGGGGTTGACGTTTATTAGATTGACGTGATATATTTTAAGTGTCAATTAAAAGCACAAAGAAAAGAGGTGAATAAAATGTGCGATTCACGTCGTAGAGATACATTTTCGAGATTTCGCAGATCTCTTGGTGTAACTCAACGTCAACTCTCAATAGATTTAGATGTGTCTGAAAGCCACATACGCAATATAGAAACAGGCAGGGGCAATCCAGACGCAAAACTCTTATTTAAGCTCGCTAAATATTTTGAGACAACACCCGAAAAATTATTTCCAGATTTAGCAGATGTTGAAGTAAAACGTTCTGTGTAATTTAGCTTTGTCATTATTATAAACCGTCATTTAAAATAACGCAATAGAAAATTACACTTTTATCTTTATTTTTCAGATATTTTAAATGGCAAGGAAGGTGATTCTGTGTTTCCAAGTGGAGAGATTAAGATTTCACTCGATGAAACAGCTCTTCGAAAACATATTGACGATGAACTCAGCAAGCAAATTCATCAGCAGCTTGTACTGGTAGATATTAGCAAGCTGGCCGAGTTGACATGTATGTCAGTTAAGTACTTGGAAGATGAATTACTGCATGATCCAAGGATAAGGGTTCACGAGGTCAGAAAAAAACGTAAGCGCTGGTGGATAGCTCAACCTACTTTTAAAGCGATAGTGGACATTGTGTCAGATTGGTGATTAATAAAAAAAATAATATCGGACAGGCGGTATATGGGGAGAGGACAAACCATGTTAAGTGATCATTATAAAACAGCTGATCTTCCTCTGGTTATGAAAGAGGTTGATCGGATATTTCAAGCAAGTCAGAAGGCTTTTTCGTTAGTGGAAACAGCACAGTTTGAACGTAAAGAGGATTTGATTTTTGAATTACAAGGTGCCTTTGAAAATCTTGTAACGCTTAATCAGAAAAAATTAAACGCTGAGGCAATCAAAGCAATCAACGAAGATACCAGGCGGAACATGTTCTGATGGATAAAACAGATTTCATTCTTAACTTGTTGTTCGCTGGAGCAATTGGATTTCTCTATTTAATGCTTAGTTATTCTTGAGAGGAGGTGAAAGGTGATGAGTAAAGAGGAAAAATATGCTTTTGAAGTGTACGAATTGATTGTGAAATTATTCGATAAAGAAGATGAAAATTATCAATTTGAGCTTACAGAAATTGATCTGACGGCATTTTTCACAGGAATGTTAATTGCTAATAATATGTTTTTCTTAAAAGTAACTGGGAATGATGGAGATTTGTTCGACTTTATTTCAACTCAAATGAGATTAGCGCATCAATATGCAACAAAACCTGCTGAAGAGGAAGAAATTATAGGAGGTGAATAGCATTGACGCATTGTCCTTTTTGCAAACGTAAGCCGGAAGAAACTGAGATCATTGTAGAATCAGCAAAATTTGATGGTGAAGAACCCGCGGAGTGGGTGCGAGAGTTAGATTCCACTTATCACTCTCAAACAGATATGTTTTGTTGCGATGATTGCTATATAGAGCAAGGTTTTCCATTAATGATTGACCTTGTACGAGCCTATAACGAATTCGCAAAAGAAAAACCCACTGACGGCAATCAGTAGGTCAAATAAAAATTTTATCACTTTAACTATATAACCGAAAGGGGAAATTTGCAAATGGAAATCACAGTAAACATTCAAGCACCAGGATTAGAAAAGGCAATTCAATCTTTAGCAAACGCTATGGGGGGTACTGCTCCAGCTATTGAACAGGCCACACAGCAAGCGCCAGCCCAGCAGGATACACAGCAACATGTTACGGAGCAAAATGCTCAGGTTCAACAACAATACCAGCAGGCACCTCAGCAGTACCAGCAACAAGCGCCGCAAAGTGTTCCGACACAGCAAGCACCAGTTCAACAGCAGCAGGCGCCGCAGCAACAGCAGACGGTACCGACAACGCCGACAAGCTACACACAGGATCAGTTAGCTGTAGCTGCACAGCATTTAATGGACCAGGGCAAGCAAAATGACCTGTTTGGATTGCTTAATCAATTCGGTGTACAAGCTTTAACTCAGTTGCCACAAGATCAGTACGGTAACTTTGCAACTAAACTACGTGAGCTGGGCGCTAACTTATAGGGGGTGCTTCTGTGGCTAAAACAAAAGAAATTAATCACAAGGAACGGTCCCATGCTCTTTTATCGGCAAGTGCTGCTAACAGGTGGCTTGCTTGCACACCCAGTGCAAGGTTAGAGGATGAAAAGCCTGACAGCACAAGTGTATTCGCCGAGGAAGGGACACTGGCCCATGAAATTGCTGAGTTAAAACTGACAAAGTATTTTCATCCGATGGCCAAGTCTACATTTACTCGCCGGTTGAATAAGTTCAAAAAACGTGAACTTTACCAAGATGAAATGCTGAAACACACTGAGACTTATCTTGATTATATCAAGGAGCTAACAATCAATCTGGAACAGCAACCTTATGCCGCCATTGAAAAACAGGTAGATTTCAGTCATATCGCACCGGAAGGATTTGGTACTGCAGACTGTATCATCGTTGCTGACCAAACGCTGTACGTGAATGACTTCAAATATGGCAAAGGCATACCGGTATCGGCTGAGGACAATCCTCAAATGAAACTGTATGCCCTTGGAGCCTACACAGCTTACAGCTTACTGTTTGATATTCAAAAAGTGCACATGTCCATTGTACAGCCAAGACTGGATAATATTTCAGAATTTGAAATGACGGTGTCAGATCTGCTGGCATGGGGTGATGAAATTAAGCCCATTGCTGAAAAAGCATTTAAAGGTGAAGGCGAATTTGTTCCTGGAGAGCATTGCAAGTTTTGCAAGCTAAAAGCTACTTGCCGTGCTCGTGCTGACCAATTTACAGCTTTAGATGATTTCGGCGGCAAAAAACCTCCTGAATTATCCAATGCAGAAGTTGGCCAAGTCTTAGAGAAGGCAAAAAGTATTGAATCTTGGGTTAAAGCATTGAAGGATTATGCACTTAAGGAGAGTTTGAAAGGTAAAGAGATCCCTGGATGGAAGGCAGTAGCCGGCAGAGGCTCAAGAGGCTATGTGGATGTAGATAAAGCCTTTAAACAATTGAAAGAGGCTGGCATCGATGAAGCACTACTGTATGAACGTACTCCGTTAACTGTTCCTAAGCTTGAAAAAGAGTTAGGGGCAAAACAGTACCGAGAATTGCTTGAGGAACCTGGTCATGTTCAGAAATCGCCGGGTAAGCCGACTCTTGCCCCTGCCAAGGATAAACGTATGGCGGTCACCAATGAAGTCAGTGCAGAGGAGGATTTCAAATGAACGGTATTCAAGATTGTATTGAAATCGAAAAAGACAGTAGCGGCTTCACGCTACACATAGACGGAATAGGGAGCGTCACTTGCCCCTCTATTACAGATTTGCGAACAGAGATATTGAAAGCTTTTGATAATGCAATAGAGCAAGAAATAAAGGAGTGGTAAATCATGAGCGATACAGTAGATCTTATGCTGGAAGGGAACATCTGCCAATGCTGTGGCGATTTAATAGACGGCGATGATCCAGGCTATCCAAGAGACTGCGACAGCTGCGGAGATAACAGGTAGATGGCCGAGAATTACGGCTATGGCATTTATAGCACAGTCTCAAAAAGATATATCTTCGGAATCTATGAATCAAGTAAGAATAAAGCTCGGAAGAAACTGCAAGCCAAGATTGGAAAGGATGCTTTTAGATGGCGTTTTGAAGCAAGGCGGATTAAAGCACATCCAAATGAAATTAATGCACAACTTGAGAATAAATACAAGCAAAAATTAAAGCGGAAGAAAAAGGAGAAATCTATGGGCGAAATAGCAGATCACTATGTAGATCAATTCACCTCTGGAAACTGGGGTACTTCGCACAATAATTATCAAAGGAGAGATTCATTTATGTCAGATCAATTTAATCAAACTCGAATCGTAACAGAGGAAGTACGTTTTAGCTTTGTAAACCTATTAACACCAAGAGCAATTCAAGATGGAGCGGAACCTAAATACAGTGTTACTATCCTGCTTCCTAAATCAGACTTGACAACAAAAGCAAAAATCGATGCTGCAATTGAAGCGGCAAAGCAAATCGGTAAAAGTAAGCACTGGAATAATGTTATTCCGCCTATGGTTAACATCCCAATCCATGACGGTGACGGAGTGAAGCCATCAGACGGTATGCCTTTTGGTGATGAATGCAAGGGGCATTGGGTATTTTCAGCGAGCACCAAAGCAGATCAGCCTCCTAAGGTAGTAGATGCTAACCTTAATCCGATTATGGATGCTACGGAGGTTTACAGCGGTATGTACGGCAAGATTGCTTTGAACTTTGCACCGTATAAATTTTCCGGAAAGTCCGGTGTTGGCGTTTATATTAGTACGAATGTGCAAAAAACAAGAGACGGAGAGCCATTAGGTGCAAGTGCTCCAGATGTAAGCTCCGATTTTGGACCAAGTCCAGCACCTCAACAAGGATTTAACCAGGCGCCTCCGGCTCAGCAATATGGACAGGCTCCGCAGCAGCAGCAACAGTATCAGCAAGCACCAAATCCTAACGCACAACCAGGGTTTAATTTACAGCATTTTACTCAACCAGGCCAACAACCACCACAGCAACAACAGGGATATGGCCAGGCACCGCAGCAGCCTCAGATTGATCCAGTGACAGGTCAGCCCATCAATAATGGCGGAGTGTATGGGTTGTGATTGAAAAGCTTAACATTGACATTGAAACGTATTCCAGTGTCAACCTATTAAAATCGGGATTGTACAAATATGTGCAGTCCCCTGATTTTAAAATTTTATTGTTTGCTTATTCTGTAAACGGTGGGGAAACACGTGTTATTGATCTTGAAAACGGAGATAAAATTCCGAGGGATATTGAGAAAGCTCTGTTATGGGATTCAACTGTAACTAACCACGCTTATAACGCTGCTTTTGAGTGGTATTGCTTAAGCAAGCACTATGAAATTAATCCCTTTGATTGGCTTTATCGATGGAGAGATACTATGCTTCTTGGCATGTATTGCGGTTATACAGCTGGCCTTGCAGCAACAGCGAATGCTTTAGGTCTACCGCAGGATAAACGGAAAATGACAGCTGGTAAAGCACTGATAAAGCTATTCTGTACGCCAACGAAACCAACAAAGAAAAATGCAGGTCGCACCAGGACTCTGCCACATCATGAGCCGGAGAAATGGGAAGTTTTCAAAGAGTATTGCAGGCAGGACGTAGAAGTTGAAAAGGCAATTGATGCTAAGCTAGCGAATTTCCCTGTTCCTGATGAAGAACAGAAATTGTGGGAATTAGATCAGATTATCAATGTTACTGGTGTTCAAGTAGATAGGGAACTCGTTGATGGAGCTATCCATGTGAACGACTTCATCATAAAAAAGTTGAGAGAAGAAGCGGTGGAGATTACTGGATTAAGTAACCCTAATAGTGCTGCTCAGCTTAAGGATTGGTTGGAAGAGAAGGGGTTTCCTGTTGAAGATTTACAGAAGGATACTGTTTCCAAATTAATAGATTTAGCCGACGGAGACGTTAAACGAGTTTTAGAGATCCGTCAGGAGATGTCTAAAACATCTGTTAAGAAGTTCCAGGCAATGATAGATACCGTTGGTGATGATGGCAGATCAAGAGGCTTGCTTCAATTCTACGGAGCGAATCGAACAGGCCGATGGGCTGGGCGTTTAGTTCAAGTGCAAAACCTGCCACGGAATTATATTGATTCTCTTGAGTCGGCCAGAGAATTAGTAAAAGCAAAAAATATTAATATGTTGAAATTCACTTATAGCAATGTGCCAGATATTCTATCGCAATTAATCCGTACCGGGTTCGTGCCTTCAAAAGGTCATAAATTCGCTATCTCCGATTTCAGCGCAATTGAGGCTAGGGTAATTGCTTGGTTAGCGGGGGAAGATTGGCGGATGCAAGTGTTTAAAACGCATGGCCGAATCTACGAGGCATCAGCCAGTCAAATGTTTGGAGTGCCTATTGATTTAATTGTTAAAGGCAATCCGGAATATGAACTGCGGGCAAAAGGAAAAGTTGCAGAGCTTGCTCTTGGGTACCAAGGTGCAAAAGGTGCTCTTATTCAAATGGGCGCCCTGGATATGGGCTTAGCTGAGGAAGAGTTACCGGACATCGTGCAGCTGTGGAGATCATCAAATAGGCGGATTGTAGATTTATGGTACTCCATTGAAAATGCTGCGCTTGCTGTAATGCGAACCGGACAGCCTCAAGCTGTAAAAGGAATCGTTTTAGCTCGTGAGAGTGACATCATGAATGGATTAGATTTCTTAACAGTTACTCTGCCAAGCGGGAGAAAATTGTATTATGTCAAACCTTTTCTCGCTAATAACGATTTCGATAAGGAATCGATTCACTACTACGGAATGAATCAAACGACGAAAAAATTTGAAAAGATAAACACCTATGGCGGGAAAATGGTGGAGAACATTGTCCAGGCCATTGCAAGGGACTGCTTAGCTGTAACGCTGCAACGCTTATATGAAGCCGGATATCACACGGTTATGCATATTCATGACGAGGTTGTTCTCGATGTTCCATCAGATCAGCTGGACCTGGATAAAGTAACAGAAATCATGGGGCTTCCGATTGAATGGGCTCCTGGATTGCCACTTGAAGCAGACGGGTTTGTGGCTGATTTTTATCAGAAGGATTAGGGGGATTGTATGCGAAAGAAACTACTGGATATTGGTTTTTATACTGTAATTATGATAGCTGTATTATCTGCCATTTATATGATGGTCACCATCTATGATTTAAGAGGGCAAAACCATCAGCTGCGGATAGAAAAAGAAGATCTCCGGCTTGATTATGTGGAAATGCAAATTCAGCGGGATAATCTACTTGATGGCGCTTGGCACAAAAATAACAGCCAAATGAAGGAGGATAAGTGATGGATATTAAGAGAATTTACATCTTTAATACTTGGCTTGCTGTTGGTGGGAATACACCGTGGAATATTGAAGGATATATAGAAAAAATCCAAGTTCATGCAGATAACATCTATCTTGATTTTGATTCCGGACACGAACTAAAAATTAAAACGAATGATTATATGATTTTGAAAGGAGAATCTTAATGGAAATTATTTACTCCCATCCTTGGTGGACCACGTTATGGATGTTAATTGTTGCAATCGTCATTTTAGCGATTATACCGAACAATAAAGGAGGCAAGAAGTAAATGGTCCGTACTGAAACATTGTACGAATTGAGGCAAAGGGTATCAGATCGAGAAGCAAAGACAGCTACCAAGGCCAAAAAGCTTCTTGCTAAAGGGAAGAAATTGACTTTTTCAGAGATTCAATGGCTTTTAAATAAAGAAGTGCCAAGGTCTGATATTAAAAAGGCTTTGAAGATGAACGGTAAAGATTTTGCAGATTATTTAGTACAGCATGGCATCCCTAGAATACGGACAGATAAGGAGGATATCGCTGCAATGAAAAAACCATCTGGAGACATTGAGCTGGCTAAAAAACTGCTCAGAGAGACGGATCTTTCTGTTCAAGAAATTGTAAAAAGGGCAGGAGTGACAGCCGGCTCTGTCTACTACCATAAAAAAAAAAAAACAGAAAAGAAAGCTTCCAGGCCTTCTGCTTCTGAAAAAGGAAGTGACTCCATGCCAATAAAGGAACATTTCAACAAACAGATAGAAGAGCTGGAAAGTGAGCTTAATCAGTATAGGTATGATGTTAAGGCATTGGAAGAGACTAACGCTGCTCTAAACCGCAGCCTTGATCAAGAACGGTCAAAAGTCACTGAAAGAGAAAAAATGCTTGAGCAGATGAATAAGGATCTGCATAGACTTTTCCGGGAACGAGAAGAGCTTTTACAAAAGAATAATCAAGAAAATTTGCAGAAGCAGCATGATTTGCTTTTAGAATATATCAATTTGGGAGGTTGATAAAATGGATAATTTTGTAACACTAACATTATTAGACAATAAAAGAATTTCATTTCCAGTTGATTCAATTCAGTTGGTGAAGGTTCAAGATACAGAAGAACAAGGATTGTACGGTACTAAAATTGAGTACCGTGAAAAGGAGTATGGTTTCTTTTTTGGCATTTCTAAAGAAACGTGGTCTGATGTTCAAGTGTTGTCTGTAAGGCAGAGCATGGAAACTGTTTTCGAACGTTTTGCTGCAGCAATAAAATCAAGTGCTGAGCCTGCAGAAATTGAAAACGATAATGCGGAGGAGATTTACCAACTTAAAAATGCTCTAAAAGAAATCTGGAGTAATGCGGTGGATTTAGCGCAAGTAGATCACGAGAAGGGTCAGGAATATATTTCTCTTGAAAATTTACGTGAACTTATTCAGGAGGTAGAACCGGAATGAACGATGACGCTATTAGACTATATAAAGTTGTAGAAACAGCAGATTTGAGTGCAGAAGAGCTTCAAGAAATTTTGAATAATGCAACAGATGATATGAGAGAAATGCAGATTGATCATGTTGTCGGCACAAAAATTATTCTTGGCCATGACTCACTATTAAATGCAAAAGGGAGAGAAGAAGCGAGAGTTAAACGGGCGGCAAGTAAGTTAAGCGCCGAAGCCAGTATGATTGCTAATGCTATCGCTACTGAAAACTCATTGAAACGCAGGGGGCTATCAGATGTCTAAATGCATAGAATGCGGAGAAGATTCCAGGAATGATCGGAGCTTGCTTTGTGTGGCTTGTTTCGAGAAAGCTCTAGGTAAAAAGGCATAGGGGAGGAGAATCAGAATGAATTTAGATGATTTAACAGGATTAATTAAAGTTTGGGCAATTGATAGAAATTTAGATACTGCTGATCCGTTTAAGCAGATGGCAAAGCTTGCTGAGGAACACGGGGAATTGGCTGCTTCTTTAGCGAAAGGCCGCAAGAAAGCAAAAGTAAAAGACGCAGTAGGTGACATGTACGTGGTATTGACAATTCTTTGCATGCAATTAGGCATTGATATTGAGGACTGCATAGAGGCTGCTTATGAAGAGATTGCCGATAGAAAAGGCAAGATGATTAACGGCGTTTTCGTGAAAGAAAGTGATCTGCAATGACTATTGAGGAGCTACTAGCCAAACACGCTAAAAATTTCATTGCTGAAAAAGATGCTCCAAATTACAAGCCCGGATTAGACGGTATTCAGTATAACAAAAACGGATGTATCTACGTCGTTAATGGTCATGTGCTTCTTAGAATAGTAGGTATTATGGGCAGAGAAAAGACTGAGATAAGGCACTATAAAACTGGGAAAGTATTAGACGTGAAACCATGGGCTTTTGAAAAATTCTTTGGGGATGAATTCACCGGGTCTTTTACTATAAATCCCATTGAATTAAAAAAATATATCCCTTCAATACGTGCAGCTTACGCAATTGAAAAATTTGGAATTCTGAGATTAAAAAGTGATGGTGTTTCTATTCAAGCGGCAAACATCGACAATGAGTCATTTTTTCTTAACCTATCGGATAAGTTTGAATCGGATCCCTATACGATTCGATCTATTACCTTGGATCTGAATTATTTGGCAGACATTCTGGAGTTTTTCTCTGATGCCGAGGTTGATGAAGTGTGGATTTCTATTCCAAACGGATTCAAGCCGATACTTTTTAAGGCATTAAATTATGAAGTTCTATTGATGCCCTGCAGGAGGGTTTAGCTTATGAGTTTAAAAGACATAATCGCTCAAAAGAGGAAAGAGAAAAGTGACTTAACCAAGCAACTACGAAAAATGAGAAAAGAGAAAGCTTCTCCTGAGGATTTGATACGACTGGAGAATCGGGTTAAAAAGCTTACTGATTTAATCAATCGTTTTAAACCAAGCAACACGGAGCCAAGATACGTTGACGGACTTCTTATAAATTACAAGCTTTATCAGCGTTATATTAAAAAATTAAAAGGCTTTAGTATACGCCATGAGATCCTGCCGGATAAACTGCTTATCTATTATCACGATGGAAGCACTAGAGGAAAATTGGAACTTTTTGATTTATCTGGCCCGCTTGAGGGCTTGTCCGATTTTCCAAAAGGAGAGCTCTCAAATGGCGAAACGAAAGCCTAAATGGGTGCTGCTCCATCGGATAGAGGACGGCAGAAACGTTTACCTTTATGAGCCTTTACGGAAATATGAAATCCAGTCTCGAATCCGTAAAGGCTGGAAGGTGATAGAAAGCAGGTGAAACAATGACATGGCAACACGATAGACAGATTAAAATAGCGCAGGGATCCAATAGAAAAGCTACCAGGTGGCCGACACAAGTCCTGTATTGGTCTGAGTTAGTGGACAGGCTTAAAACAGCTGTCAGAGGCACGGAGACACTGGAACAGTATCTTAAGATGCCAAAACGAGACCAGGACGAATTAAAAGACGTTGGGGGCTTCGTTGGTGGAGAGCTGCACAATGAACGCCGGAAGGCTTCCAATGTTGTCGGTAGAGACATTATTACGCTTGACCTGGACAACATTCCAGCCGGCGACACGGATCCCGTGCTGCAGCGATTAGAAGGATTAGGCTGTGCTTTTGCAACTTACAGCACCAGGAAACATGAGCCTGGCCGTCCACGTTTACGAGTACTCGCTCCACTTAATCGGACGGCTACAGCGGATGAATATGAGCCGCTGGCACGTAAATTAGCTTCCATTATTGGTATGAGCCTTGCTGATCCTACAACGTTTGAAGCAAGCAGACTGATGTACTGGCCAAGTTGTTCAAGTGACAGTCAATATGTATTTGATTACCGGGACAGACCACTATTAGACGTGGATGGCTTGCTTGCTACTTATGCCGATTGGAGAGACATCCAGGAGTGGCCAGAGGTACCAGGTGCGCAGCAATCACATGTCAGACTTGCAGCTAAACAAGGCAACCCATTAGAAAAGAACGGCATTATTGGAGCATTCTGCCGGCAATATAACATTTTTGAAGCAATTGAAACCTTTTTACCCGGAATCTATGAATCTACCGATGTGCCGGACCGATTAACCTTTGTCGATGGGTCCACAGTAGGCGGTGCGATTGTTTATGAGGATGGACTTTATCTTTATTCCCATCATGCAACGGATCCCTGTGGAGGTCGATTAGTAAACGCATTTGACTTGGTACGGCTGCATAAGTTCAGCGATTTGGACGATGATGCAAAAGCAGATACGCCTGTCAATAAGCTTCCATCTTTTACGAGCATGAGCAGTTTTGCTTTAAATGATGCGGGAGTTGCTTCAACGCTTAATAAAGAGCGGTATCGGGATGCTGTAGAAGATTTCGGAGAGGCTGCACCTGCTGACACGGATAATTATGATTGGATTCAAAAGTTAAAGCTGCATCCAAGCTCCGGGCAACCGCAAAAGACTATAGAGAATTTGCTTGTTGCATTAGAAGGCGAGAGCTCTTTAAAAGGAAGAATTCGGCTGGATGAATTTGCAGATGGGGTTGTAGGTGTTGCTCCGTTACCGTGGAGTCCAAGAGACGAGGAAGAGGGTACATTTTTATGGTCTGAAAAGGATGAATCGGGGCTTGCTTTATACCTGGAGAAAATTCTTGGTTTCCAGTCTGCGGAAAAAATAAAGCATGCGCTAAACCAGGTGTCGGCCAAGAACCGTTTTAACCCAGTGATGGACTATTTAAACGGCCTACAGTGGGATGGCGTTAAGCGATTGGACAGGCTTTTCATTGATTACCTGGGAGCTGCAGACACGGCATATACGAAAACTGTTACACGGAAGTCATTTACTGCAGCAGTGGCACGGGCTATGTCTCCGGGGGTTAAATATGACACAATGCCGGTTCTAACCGGAGCACAGGGGCTGGGTAAGACTACTCTTATTCAAAAGATGGGTCTGGCTTGGTTCAGCAACTCGTTGGAGTCATTTGAGGGAAAAGAAGCAGCTGAACTTTTACAAGGTGTATGGATCGTAGAAGTCGGTGAAATGAGTGCTTATAATAAGTCAGACTTGAACACCATTAAAGGCTTTTTAAGTCGAACAGAGGACCAATATCGGGCAGCTTATGCCCGGAAAACGGAAAGGCATCCACGCCGATGTGTTTTCTTCGGTACATCTAATAGAAGTGATTATTTAAAAGATTCAACTGGTGGCCGTCGTTTTTGGCCAATCGATTGTGGCCTGCAGCTGCCTGTTAAAAGTGTATTTCAGGATTTAGATGGTGAAATTAATCAGCTGTGGGCGGAAGCCGTTATGCACTGGCGAATAGGCGAGGCTCTGATTTTAAACGGCGACATGGCAGCTGAGGCAAAGAGGCAGCAGGAGAGTCACGCGGAACAGGATCCGTGGGACAGTGTGATAAGGGAATTCATCGATAGAAAAGTGCCAGCAGATTGGCAAAGGAAAGATATTGGTACCAGAAAATTGTATTGGTCCAGTGAATTCGGCAGCAATAATATAGAAGAAACAGAACGTGATCGGGTTTGTGCAGCAGAGGTATGGACTGAATGCTTCAATGAAAAAGTTAACCGTATGAGGCGAACAGATACGATGCGGATTAATGATATTCTAAGTAACATCGAGGGCTGGGAAAAGAAAGCCAAACCGTTCCGATACGGCCCATATGGACTCGTTAAAGGCGGGTATGTGAAGGTATAGAATCAGAACGAATGTTTGTATACTTTAAGGGGTCAAAACTGTATACTTTCTACCGTTTTGTATACTTTCCTAAAAAATGGAAGTGTATACCTTGTATACTTTGAAAATGATAGAAAGTATACAGGAAGGTATACAGCTAAACCCTTGATATATAAGTATTTATATTAATATGTATACTTTGTATACCTTATATATAAAAGAATATAAAAATAGGTAATATAGGTAGATTAGGCGTATTACCTATATGCCTAAATAGCCTAATTAGGTGCTTATACGTGTGCGTGGGGCAGAAAGTAAACAATTAATATTTGAGGTGAGTTTTAATGAGAGAAAAAGATATAGAGGAGTATCTCCGGAAAGAAGTTAAAAAAGCAGGTGGCAAGGCTTATAAATTTGAATCACCGGGGAATGATGGCGTGCCAGATCGGATTGTCATTTTCCCAGGCAATAAAATATTTTTCGTCGAGTTGAAGGCACCTGGTAAAAAGCCAAGACCACTGCAATTAAAACAGATGCGGGATTTAAGGAGTCTCAGCTGTGAAGTTCTTGTCATAGATTCTAAGCACCTAGTAGATGAGTTCATCGCTAGAAACTGCGGGCAATACTATTAAGTGGGTGAGAGAGCATGAAATTCGTACCGCATAATTATCAGCTTTACAATATCAATCGGATTATCCAGGATCCATATCTAGCCCTTTGGCTTGATATGGGGCTGGGAAAAACAGTTATCACCCTTACGGCCATTAATGATTTAAAGTTCAACCGATTTGAAGTCAATAAGATATTAGTGGTTGCACCAAAAAAAGTTGCCCAGGGAACGTGGACCAATGAAGCAAAGAAGTGGGAGCATTTAAATCTTATGCGGTTTTCCATTGTTCTGGGATCTCAAGCAAAGCGAATAAGAGCTTTAAATACACCTGCAGATGTTTATGTTATAAATCGGGATAACGTTGTATGGTTGGTCGATTACTATCGCAACAAATGGCCTTTTGACATGGTTGTCCTTGACGAGTCATCCAGCTTCAAGAATCCACAGTCAAAACGATTTAAAGCCTTGAAGAACGTGAGAAATCATATTAAGAGACAGGTCCAGTTAACCGGAACACCATCGCCAAATGGATTAATTGACGTGTGGTCACAGATATATTTATTGGACGGTGGGCAACGATTAGGAAAGACCATAACCGGGTTCCGTGAACGGTATTTTGAACCAGACCAACGAAATAGGGATAGGGTTTTCTCATACGCACCAAAAGATGGCGCTGATAACCGGATACATGAACTACTAAATGATGTTGTTGTCAGTATGAAAGCATCTGATTATATCGAGCTTCCACCGGTTACTTACAATACGGTTCCAGTAGTTTTGGATCCTAAGGCGAAAAATTCATATGAGAAATTGGAAAAGGAAATGCTTTTGGAAGTCGATGAGGCAGAAATCACGGCAGCATCAGCAGCAGTATTAGGTAATAAGCTTTTGCAGCTGTGCAACGGGGCTGTTTACGATGAAGATAGAAATATAGTACAAATCCATGATAATAAGTTAGAGGCTTTTCTTGAATTGATTGATGCCCTAAACGGATCTCCAGCACTAGTTTTTTATAATTTCCAACATGATAAATCTCGAATCACAGAAGCGTTGAAAAAGTCAAAATTGCGGGTGAGGGAGTTAAAGACAGCCCAGGATGAAGCTGATTGGAACAACAAAGAAATTGATATTCTTTTGGCACACCCAGCCTCAGCAGGCTACGGCTTAAACTTGCAGCAGGGAGGAAACCATATAATTTGGTTTGGACTTAATTGGAATCTAGAACTCTATCAACAAGCAAATGCAAGACTTGCAAGGCAAGGGCAAAAGGAAAAGGTGTTTATCCATCAGCTTTCTGTACTTGGAGGCATGGATCAAAATGTAGAGGAAGCACTTGCAGGTAAAGCAGATATACAGAATAGTCTTTTAGCAGCATTAAAAGCCCGTATTGAAAAAGTGAAGGGGGAATAGCCATGCACCTAACAGAAAAACAGATAAAATTAATTACAGAAATAGCTTCAAAGGAAGCCGTGAAGGCTTTTAAATTGGATTTAGAAAAACAAGAGTCGGCTAAACATGATAGACGGCTGCATAATATTAAATTGCTATTAAAGCATTACCGATCACTAGTACTGCATTGTAAAGATATAGAGGTTGACATGGAGACGTTTCAGAATATGTCCATTCAGGATTTAGATATAGATGAAATCAATCTTGAGACGATACAGTCTATCAAACAGAGTAAAAAGAAATCTCTTGCCATGATGTATTTTATCAAAGGGAAGATTGAATCCTATAAACAGACGTGCAGTTCTAGGGAACTTAGATATTATCGAGTATTAGAAAAGAAATATATCAGTGATAGGAAATATACGATTGATGAAATTGCTGCGACTGAGCATATCGACCGAGCAACAGTACACAGGCATCTTCAAAAGGCACTTGAAGAGCTGCCGGTTATCTTTTTTGGAGTAGATGCCATTCCGTTGGATAGGTAATTGCAATAAAAACGCACGGCACTGCGACTCTTTATGTGTTAATGTGGTAGTGTGGAAAAATACCACAAATACACATCCTATATGCGTAATTATTTGTAAAATGAATTGCTATGTAGATGCAGAGCCCTGGAAACGTTCTGCATCGCCCCACATCCCTTTTTGAGGTTAGATTTATTTCTAGCCTCTACCTTTTTTATCGAGCGTATGGTAAAATTTACTTAAAAACTACGGGAGATGGGCGCATGGCAGAAGAAACATTATTGGATTTTGAAATGGATATGTTTGGAATCAAGAGTGATAGAATCCCAAGGGAATACTACACGTTGACCAATGAAAGGCTTAAAACACGTAAACAGGGCATCATGACGAAAACACTAAGCGATATTGAGCTTTATAAGATTAAGGATCTTACGGTTACACAGAAAATGTCCGAGAAATTGAGGAACATTGGAGACATTGAGGTTTTGAGTTCTGATGAATCGGATCCAAAATTCGTACTTAAAAAAGTTAAAGACCCACATAACATAAGAGAGAAAATCCGTTCTGCAGCTAAGGAAGCAAGAAAAGCAGAAGGAGTATCATATAGGCAAGACGTTTAAAGCATCCAATTCGGGTGCTTTTTTATTTTGCAGAAAAGGAGGTGATTGGCATGACAAAAGGTGACAAATATAAACCGACTGCAGCTGAAAAAAAGTTACTAGAAGTATTGATAAATCCTGAATTTGTAGGCTTAAGTGTTAAAAACATATGTAATCTTGCCGGAGTAAGCAGGAATAAATACTATGATGCTATGAAAAAGCCAGCTTTTCAGGAGTTAGTCAAGAATACTACTCTTGAATTGGTTAAAGGTAAAATAGGAAATGTGTTAAATGCAACCTATGCCTATGCGCTTGGGGAGAAAGGACACCAGGACCGAAAAATATTATTGACTATGGCCGGATTATATGTAGATAAACAAGATGTCAATCACTCTGGATCTGTAGATATTTCAAGTCGAGCAAAAGAGATTGACGATTATTTAAATGGTGATACTTCATGACACCTAAGCAAGTGCAGTATTTAAATTTAATAAAAAAAGAACCTGTAAAATTTGGTCACTGGACAGGATTTAAGGATCTAGTCGGCATTCACAACGAATGGATTAGGTCTTTTTTGTTTGGGAATGAGGACCAGACGCTCTTAGCTCACAGGGGGAGTTATAAAACAACCTGTTTAGCCATAGCAATTGCATTATTAATTGTACTGCAGCCAAATAAGAATATCATCTTTTTTCGAAAGACTGATACTGACGTTATTGAGATTGTGATCCAGGTAAAGAAGATATTACTGAGTGATTATTTTCAAAAACTCACCTGGGTAATGTTTGGCGTGGATCTTGTCTTGCTTAAGGAAAACAGTTATGAGATTGATACAAATTTAAAAACGTCAGCACGAGGAACTTCTCAGCTTCTTGGAATGGGTATTAAAGCATCTATTACTGGTAAGCATGCTGACATTGTTATTACCGATGATATTGTCAATGTGAAGGACCGAGTCAGTAAGGCAGAGAGAGAATATATCAAGCTGCAGTACCAGGAATTACAGAACGTAAAAAATAGAGGCGGCCGATTCATTAACACTGGAACGCCTTGGCATAAAGAGGATGCTATTAACTCTATGCCCAATGTTACTAAGTATGACTGCTATCAGACCGGGCTCATAAATAAGGAGCAGCTGCAGAAATTAAGAGATAGCATGTCACCTTCACTTTTTGCAGCAAACTATGAATTGAAACACATAGCGGATGCTGATGCAATGTTCAGTACTCCGAAGTATACAAGTGAGACAGAGCTTATATATGACGGATTGGCTCATACTGACGCTTCATATGGAGGTTCAGATGCAACTGCTTTTACCATTCTCAAAAAACAAGGAGATAGAATCATAGGATTCGGTAAGCGTTGGGAAAAGCATGTTGACGACTGTTTAAGTGAAATAGCCGCTTATCATAAAGAGTATCGAGCTGGAACTGTTCATGTTGAGAATAATGCGGATAAAGGTTACCTGGCTAAGGAATTTGAAAGCATAAATGTTCCAACAAATCGCTATCATGAATCCCAAAATAAATTTATAAAAATCACAACGTATCTACGTAAGTACTGGTCACAGATTGAGTGGCTAGAGGACACAGATCCTGAATATATTAGTGAGATATTAGATTATACCGAAAATGCAGAGCATGATGATTCACCGGATAGTGCAGCAAGTTTATTACGAGCACTAGAAAATAAAACAACAGTGAAATTATTTAAAGGAGGGTTGTAAGTGGAGATATTTACAATGGATCGTGAAGAAGAATTGTCGGTCGAAAAGCTGCAGGAGTTTTTAGACGGTCATGCTAAAAGGCAGCCCCGATATAAACGCATGAAAGATATGTACGAAAATGACCATGAAATATTGCACCAGGAAGATAAAGAAATGGGTAAGCCGGATAACCGTTTAGTAGTCAACTTTGCAAAATACATAGTGGACACTTTAAACGGTTATTTTATTGGTATTCCGGTTAAAACGGTCCATGATAACAAAGATATAGCTGACAAGCTAAAAACCATTGCTAAGCGAAATAGCCAGAATGATAACAATGCTGAATTGTCTAAGCTTTGCTCTATTTACGGCCATGCTTATGAATTCCTTTACCAGGATGAAGAAGCCCGTACCAGGGTGACATACATTAAGCCACAAGAGGCCTTTCTTATTTACGATGATACGATTGCTCAAGAGCCGTTGTACGGCGTGAGAGTTATAAAAGATAAAGAAGGCAGGTCCAAGGGCTCTATCTACTCTAAGGAAGACGAACGTCATTTTTATACAGGTGAAGATGGATTGATAATTGAGCAAGAATCCATTGATCACTTTTTCCAAGACGTTCCCCTAATCGAGTATGTGGAAAACGAGGAGCGGCAATCAGCTTTTGAAAGCGTGGAGTCATTAATCAATGCCAATGACAAAGGACTATCAGAGAAAGCAAATGACGTGGATTATTTTGCAGATGCTTATCTTGCTGTTTTGGGTGCTGAGTTGGACGAGGACACCTTGAAAGAGATAAAAGATAGCAGAGTTATCAATTTAAAAGGCGGCGATACGGACAAAATCATCCTTGAATTTTTAGATAAGCCAAATGCAGATGAAACGCAGGAAAACCTGCTTAATCGAGTAGAACGATTAATATTTCAGATTTCTATGGTCGCGAATATAAGTGATGAAAAGTTCGGAACATCGACAGGGATTGCATTAAAATTTAAGCTGCAACCGATGGAGAATATCTCATTAATGAAAGAACGCAAGTTTAACAAGGGCATGAATCGCCGATTTAAAATGATGTTTTCCATCCCTACCAATTTTGGAGTGGATCCGGAGGAGTATTTAAATATTGATTATATCTTTAAGCGCAACATCCCAAACAACGTATTAGAAGAGGCGGAAGCTTCAAGTAAGCTATCCGGAATTGCTTCAAAACGCACTCAGCTTGGCATGCTTTCTGTTGTAGATAATGTCCAGGATGAACTGGACCAAATTGAAAAGGAAAAAGATGAAAAAGGGATTAACTCCTTTAATCGTGATATGAATACATCCCTTATCCAGCAACAGAAGCAGCAGGAAGTGATAGAAGATGGCCAAGAGTAGGAGTTACTGGGAAAAACGCCATGGACAGTGGATATCTAATCAAGACAAAATGGATGCAGCTGCAAGCGCTAAGCTAGCAAAAGATTATGCCAGGACATCCAGGGAGCTTGAAAAGGAGATCTCTTCTTACTTCCAGAGGTATGGAAAAGATAATGTCATAGAGTTTCGTGTCATGCTGCAGGACATGGACGAGGAGGACAGGAATCTACTTTTCCAGGATATGGAGGCTTTTGCGGAAAAATATCCGGAACATGCAGGCCTCTTACCAGTGAGAGAAAGTATATATAAGCTTAATAGACTGGAAGGGCTGCACTATTCCACTCAGATAAAGCTGCTGGAGCTTGGAGCCCTGGAGCATGCAGAATTTGAGAAGCACTTACGGAAGACATACGGGAAACGTTATGAACAAATGCTGAAAGAGCTTGGCATTGGTAACTCATTTCTCAGTATTAATGATGAGGTTGTCAGAGACACCATCTATACAAAATGGGTCAATGACGAAAATTTCTCAGATCGAATATGGAAGAATAAGGAGAAGCTTGTTAATCATCTGCAGACTAGAGTCAGAGACGGACTTATTCGGGGCGACAATTACGCTAAGATGTCAAAAGAGGTCCAGGACAGGTTCAACGTTGGGGCAAATGATGCAAGGCGTTTGATTTGGACTGAATCATCCTTCGTATATAACCAGTCACATGTTCACGCTTATGTGTCAGCTGGATCAGAGAGATACAGGTTGTCCGCTCTTATTGATAGCCGAACAAGTGATATATGCAGAGAGTTCGATAAGAGGGCTCAAAAAGGAGAAACATTCCGATTTGATGAAATCATTGTCGGCGTGAATTTCCCACCTTTTCATACCTGGTGCAGGACTACTTTTATTGGAGAGCTTGACGATTAATTTTAGGAGGTAAACTATTGGACTTTCAGCAAGCAAAAAGAAGAAAAGAGCGAGGCCAGACCAATGAGGAATTCCTAAATATGGTTTTTGAGAATATAAAAGACTTCGATGAAATCACTATCACTGTTAGACAGCCTGATGGAGAGATTGAAACATGGTACAGCCAAGATAGCGACCTATCTATTTTGGGAATGCTTGAGGTGGCGAAAGGTCAAAAACTAAGAGAAATGGAGGTGTAGCATGAAATTAGAGACCAATTCCGGTATGACAAGAACGGAATTCATTAATAATTACATTGCGTGTAACAAATCTCAAGTAAATACGGATAAAGTTTCAGATACCTATCACACTTTTGAAGAACTTTATTATCATCGCATGGTGCTGTTCAGCATAATTTGCAAACAGAGTAACGAGCGAGCTTGGAAATCTTGGCAGCATGATGACGGAACGATGTTCGATGGATACTTTATAGTTGGGGTAGAAACCGTAGAAGGTCATTACACTTACCACTATCATGAGAAATACTGGGAAATGTTCGATGTTCAAGAGCTGGAGAGGGCTCCAGAGTACGACGGACACAAGCCAGAGGACATATCCAGATTATTAACATTAAAGTAGCCAGCACCTTGCAATAATTACGCAGGTGCTATTTTTATGCCCAAAACATGCTTAAGGCTTTAAACTGCGCAAGGACAAAACAGACAACAAAGTCTATAAAAAAGGAGATTAATAACATGCCATTTATGAATGAGGAACTTTTTAAATTGAACCTTCAATTTTTCGCCGAACCGGGAGAGGAAACTCCAGCTGAGGAAGAGCAGGAAGATAAGTCAGGCGGCAATGAGCCACCAGAGGATGATCCTAACAAAAATAAGGAGCCTACTTTTACTCAAAAGCAAGTCGATAAAATGATTAAGGACCGCCTTGCCCGAGAGAAAAAGGATAAGGAGGATGCTGTAGCAGAAGCTGAGAAACTTGCCAAAATGAATGCCGAACAAAAAAGGGAGTATGAATTTGAAAAGCTCCAACGTGAAAACGAAGAATTAAAGGCAGCTCAAAATAAATATGAGCTTGGCAAGGAAGCAACAAAGATGCTTGCCGAATCTAGCATCACTGCTACGGATGAAATTCTGGACTTTGTGGTCCGTGAGGATGCTGAAAAAACAGGTGAAGCCGTAAAAGCCTTTAGCGAATTGGTGGATAAGATTGCTGATGAGCGAATGACAGAAAAGTTGAAAGGTAAGCCGCCGAAGAAGCAAACCGGTCAGGTCGGAACCATGTCGAAGGAAGAAATTATGAAGGTGCAAGACACTTCTAAGCGCCACAAGTTAATACAGGAAAACATGCACCTGTTTAAATAAGAGGAGGAAAACACATGACAAAAAATAAATCATTACCATTAAATTTACAATTTTTTGCAGAAGAAGATCTAACCACAGCCGGATATTTAGGGGAAGTACGGTCCATTGATTTCGTTACTCGTTTCAGTTCTTCCATTGAGGAGCTGCTGCAAGTATTAGGCGTTACTCGCCGATTAACTTTATCCCAGGATGGAAAAATCCAAACGTATAAATGGGAGAGAGAATTAAATACAGATCAAGTTGGAGAGGGAGAGGACATCCCGTTATCTCGCGCTCGTAAAGTGAAAGACAAAGCGTACACTGTGCCTTTTAACAAATACCGTAAAGTGGCATCTGCTGAGGCTATCCATCGCCATGGATACGAATATGCAGTTAACCAAACGGATGATGAGATCCTTGGCGAAATTCAGGGGAATATTAAAGATTCATTCTTCACTTATTTGGATACTGCGCCAACTACTCAAGATGCAGCCGGATTTCAAAAGGCGCTTGCATTAGGATGGGCTAAGGCCAAATCATTATTTCCAGGTAATCCATCCATTGTATCTTTTGTATCTGCTATGGATGTTGCTAAATATTTAGGTGATGCGCCTATCTCAAGTGGGGCATCTACTGCATATGGTTTCACACTTTTAACCGGATTCTTGAATCAGAACGTTCTTGTGTTTGATGATATTCCAGAAGGCAAAGTCTACACTACTGCCGTTGAAAATATCGTATTTGCTAACCAAGGCGTATCCGGGAATGATTTGGCCCGTGCATTTAATCTCACTACAGATCAAACTGGTTTGATCGGTGTCACTCATGGTCCAGTACTACGTAATGCGACCATTGAAACAGTGGCATTTGAAGGATCTACCCTTTTTGCTGAGATCCCAGAGGGCGTAGTGGAAACTGCTATTACTGATCCATCTAACGACAATGGAAACGATGGTAGTGGCGGCGGAGACGATAATGGAGGTGTTGAAGGATAATGAGTACTTTTAAAGCATTGGTAACAGAGGACGTCAAAGCGAACCGGCTACTGTCCTTATCAGGCGGAAATGGCATCCCACAGATCTCTATCACTGAGGCAGGAGGTATTCCGGATTTTCGATCAAGTGGAGAGCTTGAGGCGGATACAGAGGTTACTGTCACGCTTAAAAATAGCCCGGTCTGGGACGTTGAAGCTGGAGAGGACTTATCAGCAGGGGAATATGTAGAAGTTGGAGAGGGCGGCGTCCTTGTCGCATCAGAGGAGGCTGGCATCGGTTATATTACGGAAGCTGTGGAAGCAGGGGAAGTAGCTCAGTTGGTACGTCAATCAGGTGGGGGCGTACAAGGTCCTCCTGGACCAAAAGGCGATCCCTTTACCTATGATGATTTCACGACAGAGCAGCTGGAATCCTTAAAAGGTGATCCAGGAGAAGATGCCGAGCCTCAGTTTACGCAAGCACAGGTTGATGCTCTACTTGCCTTAATCGATGATGGGGAAGAGGTAGAGTCTCAATCTCTCAGCACCTTATCAAATTCCCAACTAAAAAAGAAGTTGGATGATAAAGGCGTCAACTACGCTGCGAAAGCAACGAAGAAGGAATTAATTGATCTTTTAGGCGGTGAATAACATGCTTGACCGTTTGAAAATAAGGAAGCCTGATCTTGATGAAAAGTTAGCAAATGAGTTTATCAAAACTGCTAAAGATCGGATCCTGTTACGGGTAGGGAGTGCGAAATCAATCTTTCCTGCTGAATTAGAGTCTATTTGTGTGGAAGTTGTTTCCGCCATGTATAACCAGCACGAATCCAATCATGAAGGCGTTGAATCTGAATCAGTTGACGTCTTTTCCATTAAATTTGTGAATAATCTTCTTGACCAATATACACTTGAATTGCAGGAATATAAACGGCTGCTGGAGAAAGAAGAGGACGAAAATCGCTATAAGGTGAGGTTCCTATGAGAATGAAGCCTATGAAGCTATTTGCTGTACAGGAAGTTGGCAGAGACGAATTAAACAATCCTATTACTGAGCCCGTTTTAATCGGGTTATACAAAGGGGCAATTTCACCGTGGAAAACGGAGGAGATTGCTCTTTTAGATAGGCAAGTAATCCAAACCAAGCGGAAGCTTTTAACCGATGCCCCTAAAAGAGTAATAGAGCAGGCTGAACAGGTGGAGGTTGACGGAGACACTTATGGCATGGATGAAGTCACAACTGATACAGGACGGTGGCGATTGTGCCACGTTAGGTTGTGATGTCAGATGATTAGATTTGAATTAATGGGTACCGAAACTCTAGCCGCAGCTTTAAAAGCAAAGAGCTTCACCGACTTCAAACGGGTTGAAAGTAAAAATATTCTACAGATGCGTAACCGGGCGGTTTCGTCCCGTAATCCATCATCCGGCGGTACACCGGTTGATTCCAGGGAGCTGCAGCTGTCAGCCCATGCTTCTGGTGATGTGTTTGGATATACAAAGGATTATGCGCCACACGTTGAATACGGACACCGGAAAGTCGGCGGCGGATATGTTCCTGGTCAGTATTATTTACGGACCAACGTTAATATGCAGCGGGAAATCTTCCGGGAGGATCTCGTAAAGGAAATGAGGAAAAAATAATGCTTAAAAAGTTATCTTTGCTTGATTTGCATGCACCGATTCAAAAACGGATTCAAGATGGTACAGACTTAAAATGTCTGGATGATATTCCAAATGGAGAACCATCACCATTCGCTTATCTTGAGTTCGTGGGCTCTACTCCAAGGAATACTAAGACAATGTATGTGCATGAATACATTGTGCATGTGCATATCATTTCGGCGGCAGCTAACAGCAGTGTGCCGCATTATAAAAATATTAATCAAGTAGACGAGGCGCTCACTGAATACATTCAACTGCCAGATGGGTATGACCTATGGGGGCAGGTGGAAAGTGGACTCGTATCCAATTATAAAGAGCCAGAGACTGATGAACGGCACGCTGTTTTAGCATTCCTGTTCAAAGTCTCATATGGCTTCAAAATGAAGATTTAAGGAGGAATTTAAATGTCTTATGAAGATAATTTATACTGTGATTTTTCTGGATCCGCAACAAAAGCGGTAGCCGGTAAAGATATCCTGTTATCAGTTTTTAACATGACAGGAGATAAGCTCCTGGCAGTAGCAGGCCAGCAAGGATTGACGATTAACCGTTCCAAGGATTCCATTGAGGTCACTTCGAAAGACACCAAAGGTGGTTGGAAGGCTAAAATAGGTGGCATGAAGGAGTGGTCCATCGATAATGACGGCCTTTATATAGGTGATGATGAATCGCACAAGGCATTAACGAAAGCATTTAATGATGATGAATTTGTCTGCATAAAAGTAGTGAACCAAAAAACGAAAGAGTCTATGTTTGGAGGCATTGCCATTGTCACAGACTATCCGATTGAAGCACCGTTTGATGATGCCGTGACATATTCCATTTCTCTTGAAGGTAACGGGGAATTGGTAGATTTATCGGATAAAGATGCTGACCAGATGCCTGGAGAAGGCAGCAATGGCGGCGTAGAAGGATAATTTTGAGAGGAGAATGTAAATGTTTGAAGTAGATGGAGATACATTAGATTTACGATTTAATATGCAAAAAATCAAGACGTTAGAGGTAATGCACAAGATATCATTAATGTCTGAATTAAGTAATAGCAGAGGAATGCTTTCTTTTTATCTGATGGAAGGGCTCTTCACTGTTGGCCTTTTCAATGCCACACAAGAAAAAACAGTTGCTGGAAAAAAGGCGCAGGAAATATTTAATAAGCTCCTGGATGAAGAAGGGTACAATAATCTAAATGCCATTATTGTGGGCAAGCTACAAGAGGATCTGGGTTTTTTGTTCCGATAGAACTCATTCAATTTGATTTCTTTGATTCGGGGCCATCAGAGGAACCTCGCACCAGGAAACAAAAAGAAATAGCAGAAGCAGCAAGATCTTATTCAAATGAACAGGATCTTGCTTTTTTTGTGGCTAATTTTGGCATGTCTAAAAGAGATTATGGAGAGCTGACAGAACTTGAAAAAGCCTTTATCCGGAAAGCCTATGAATCGAAAATAGTCAGTGAAATGTCTCATTTGCGAAACGCTGTCCTAAATGCGGTTAATAATGCCATGCGTAAAAAGGGCAAAAAGTTTCAGGAACTCTTTAAGAAAAAACAAGCAAAAGCAGACAAGGATTACAACGAAAATGCAATTGCCATCATCCATGAAATTGAGGCTAAAGAGGGTAAGTCATGGGTGGATAAAGTTTATCAAGGTGCAGGCCTCAGAAAGACAAAACAGAAAGAGGGTGAGTAAATGGCAGATTATACGGTGTCGGCCAGGCTTACTTCTGATGCAAAAGGCTTTCAAAAAGGATTCCAAGCTGCGCAAGAATCACTTGCTAATTTGCAGGGAAAGGCAGCTGGATTCGGTAAAAAGTTTCAAAATATCGGTAAGGAAATCAGCAAAACGGGCGATGCGCTCACCAATCGAATAACAAAACCCGCAGTAGCTGCGACAACGGCTTTGACTGGTATCACGCTTGTTAAAGGTTTTCAACGTTTGACCGGAATTGATACAGCTCAAGCTAAGTTAATGGGTCTTGGCCATGATGCTGAAACCGTTGAAGTTATCATGAATTCTGCCCTAGAATCCGTTAAAGGTACAAGTTACGGCATGGATGCAGCCGCAACGACTGCAGCAAGTGCAGTAGCCGCAGGCATTGAACCGGGTAAAGAGCTAACCAGATATTTGACACTTACAGGAGATGCTGCTGCAATTGCCGGCGATTCCCTGGACGGAATGGGGTCTATATTTAATAAAGTCCAAACCGCAAATAGAGCCTATAACGGCGAGTTACAGATGTTATCTGACCGAGGTTTACCAATCTATCAATGGTTAGCTGCCGAGGCAGATACTACTGCTGATGCAGTCAGAGATATGGCAGCAGATGGCGAGATATCAGCCCAGATGTTCCTTTCAGCAATTGAAAATAACATCGGCGGTGCTGCTAAGATTATGGGTGAAAACTCATTTACTGCAGCAGTATCAAATATCGGTGCTTCTATCTCTCGAATAGGCGCAAACTTTTTAGATGCCGGCGGAGAAGCAGGCGGATTCTTTTCAACTGTAAAACCATTATTAACAAGTTTCAATGAATCACTTGGAGTAGTAGAGGATAAGGCAGCCGATTTGGGTGTCAAATTCGGAGAGGCTTTTAATAGTTTCCTAGACAAAGCGATGGAGCTTAAAGCTCGATTCGATGAGCTTTCCCAGCCAGTGCAAAATTTAATTTTACAAGGCGCTGCCATAGGAGCAGCATTTTTAATTGGTATTGGTCCAGCTTTAAAAATCGTCGGCACGTTGGCCAGTGGTTTCGGTGGGTTAGTTAGTATGGTGTCAGTACTAATCAGTCCAGTGGGATTAGTCGCGGCTGCGATAGTCGGTTTAGGCGTAGCTTTTGGTATTGCTATGGCAAAGAGTGAAGCTTTTCGAGAAGTGGTATTCGGCGCCTTTGATTGGATTAAAAATACCATAACGGAGATAGCGTCTACTCTTGGCCCGATTTTAGCAACGATGTTCGATGGTGCAAAAGATGGAGTGATGACTTTTGCTGATTCAATAGGGGATAAGCTTCTTGGAGCATTTGATGTTATTTCCACCGTCGTTATGACAGCAGTCGAATTAATAAGCACATTCATTTCTGGATTGGTGGAAGGGTTCCAGTCTGCAGGCGGGGAAGTATCTAATTTGTCTTCCCTATTTTTTGGATTCAATCCGATTTTATCTATGGCCATGGTTATTCTTCAGGAATTCGGTCCGCAGATTGCAGAAGCATTTATGCAGATTGGTGAACTGGTTTTGCCTCTACTATCTATGCTTGGTGAGACATTAGGCCAATTGGCAGCTGCGGTTATTCCGCTTGTGATGACTGCTATCAACACGCTCATTCCTATCATAATGGAATTAGGCATGATTTTTATGGATATTGTAACTACTGTATTGCCTATTGTGGTCGATTTATTTATGCAACTTGTACCTATAGTGATGCAGTTTGTAGAAGCGGTCATAGGCATAGTACAGCAAATTATGCCACTAGTGTCCGTTTTGATCGGCTCATTAGTGCCGGTTTTGACAACCCTTATTGGAATAGTCATGAACATTGTTCAAGCTGCAGCTCCTGCCTTAATTGCTATCCTTGGTGCAGTTGTGTCAGCTTTTGAAGCCATAGCACCAGTAGCAATGGCGGTAGTAACGGCAGCAGTTAACATGATAGCCGGAATTATCGCAGCAGTGAATCCAATTATTGCTTTTGTAGGCGGTATTATATCGAGCATCATCAGCATAATAGCGCCGATAATATCTTTTGTCGCCGGTGTGATTTCGTCCATTTTTAGCGTGATATCACCGATAACGGCGTTTGTATCTGGAATCTTTTCCACAGTGTCTACGATTATAACGACAACTTTTCAAACAGCGATGAGCTTCATATCGTCTGCAATATCAAGCATATCCGGTATTATATCCAATTTGAGCGGGGTTGTATCCGGCGTTTTTAACGGGATTTCGAGTACGATATCGAGCATCATGTCTGGCGTATCGTCAACTATAACCGGCGTGTTTACTGCGATTCAATCAGCCTGGACCGGGTTGCAGTCCTTTGTAGATGGCGTTTTTTCAGGAATCGGCAGCAGCGTAGAAACTTTAGTTGGCCAGGTGAAGGGCTTTGTCAACGGCGTAATTGGCGGAATTAATTCAGCCATAGGATTAATTAACAAGATACCAGGAGTAAGCATTGGTAAAATACCACAGTTATATCGCGGTACCGATGATTGGGACGGTGGATTCGCACGCATGAATGAAGGTGGTCGCGGAGAGCTTGTTATGCTTCCAGGAGGTTCACAGGTCATCCCTCATGATGTCAGCATGAAATATGCAAGAGAAGCAGGAAAACATGCGGGTACATCAGTGCAGGGTACTACAGGATCGATAGTGAACAACGAAAATAATGTTACTATCCATGCTGTAATTCGAAATGATAAAGACATTGATAGACTTGCCCGATCTCTGGATGAGAGATTGGGTAATTTAAATGCTAGAAAGGGGGCGGCATTTGGTGGATAGAAATTTACTAATTAACGATACGGAAGTATCTGAGTACGATTTATACTATGCTTCGATTCCGCCGGTCCCCTCACCGGAACAAGACGTAGAACACGTTGAAATAAAGGGCAGACACGGATCCTTAACCAAGAAATACGGGTTTAAGGATATTTCTTATCCTATCACCTTTTATTTCTACGAGAATGCAGTGTTTAAGAAAGCGTTCAGGAAAGCTAAGCCGATTTTATTTGCTGCTAAAACATTAAGATTTAATGATGATCCAGACGTACATTATCGAGTGAAGTCCATTAACATCGATACAGCGGAAAACGACATCATTAAATTTGGGAGGTTCACAGTTGAATTTATTCTCATGCCTTTTCAGTATGAAACTAACCCAACACAATCCATCACCACCAGGACAGTGTTTAATAACCCAGCATTTGAATCAGAACCATACATTAAGGCTACTTGCAGCGGTAACGGAAAGATCATTGTCAACGGTAATGAGATACAGATTACAGGCATCAATGGAACGATCGAGCTTGACAGTGAATTAATGAACGCTTATAGAAAGACAACCGGAAATATCACTAATCTAAATAATCATATGGTTGGTGACTTTCCTGTCTTTCAAAATGGAAATAACGTAGTTGAATTTAGCGGGGATATTAGCAAGCTAGAAATTAATCCGAGATGGAGGTGGGTGTGATGTACACCTGCCTTACTTTATGTCTGTTCGAAAGGAGGTAACCGATGTATCCAATTCTATATAACAGCAATGAAACTAACTTTGCTCATAATGGTTTAGGAATCCTTCGTGATGCTGTATCAGCAATAGCAGTTGAAGAGCTCAACGGCTTGTTTGAGCTAGAAATAGAATATGACAGCGAAGGTTTTTTAGTCGATGTGATTAAGGAAGAAATGATCATTAAGGCTAAAGCAAATGACAAACAACAAGCCCAGCTGTTCAGAATCTATTCCATTACGAAAAATCACGAGAACGACAATTTAATCATTGACGCGCAGCATATTACGTATGATTTAGCGAGGAATTTTGTTGAAAAGCTAGTAGTTAGTGGCCTTACAAAACGGCAAGTAATGGAGCTTATAGGCTCAAGTACTGTTTATTCTCACCCGTTTAATGTCACGAGTACAAATAACTCTACTCGATCCAGTACCTCTTTATATCGGACCAATCCTCTACAAATGATTGGCGGCATGGATGGATCTGTTTTGCAGATATGGGGAGGACAGATTGAGCGTGATAATTATAATCTGATTATGCACGACAGACGCGGCTCTGATGACGGAGTCTCTGTCCTATATAAAAAGAATCTTACAGGATTAACTGCTAAATTCGATATTTCCAAGGTTGTTACTCGTATTTATCCTTTTAAAATCATGGATGCAACTGACGATGAACCAGAAAGGCTTATAACCGTTCCAGGTAAATACATTGACAGCCCCCATATCAATTATTACGAGATACCTTTTATTCTTCCGATAGATTTCAGCAATGAAGAGGATATAGAATCCAGTCAAGACCTATTAAATCTTGCAACCGGGTGGTTTGCAGAAACTGGCCGTGACAAACCAAGAGTAGAAATGGAAGTTAAATTTGAACACTTGTGGGAAACAGAGGAATATAAAGACGTAGCTGCGCTAGAGTGGGTTGGATTAGGTGATACTGTATCAGTAGATCACAGCAAATTACATGTCGCAGCAAAAGCGACTGTTAACCGCATTGAATATGATGTAATTGCTCAAAAAAATAATGCTGTAGAAGTTGGCAATATTAAGGCTTCTTTTACTGACAGTGTTAATCAAAATGCCAATGACCTGGATGCTATTGGCGAAAGAATGGATCAGGCGGAGAGAAAATCAAATGAGGCTATCCGTGCAGCTAATGGGAAAAATACCATATATTATGGTCCCAAAGAGCCGACTGGCGACCATCTTATCGAAGGTGATATATGGTTTCGTATCGTTGACGGGGAATATACCAGGACGTATATCTTTGATGGTGTTCAGTGGCAGCTGTCCATCGACATGGAATCGAAGGAAGCGAAAGAGGCTGCTTCTGAAGCTCGTAATCAAGCACAGAATGCAGTAGACAAGGCAGACCTTGCTACTAGCAATGCAGTTGAAGCTATCGAGGAAGCGCAAGGAGCTTTTGACAAGGCTCAAGATTCTATGTCGAGAGCAGACAGCGCATTTAATAAAGCTGATGCCCTTAGTACAGTAGTTGATAAAAATACCGGAGATATATCATCCGTCACTCAAATTGCCAAGGGCTTGCAAACAAAGGTATCAGATGCCGAGGGTAATATTAGTATCTTACAGCAAACCGCCAATAGTTTTGGAACACGTATCGGAAACGCTGAGAGCAATATTAGTACTCTTACACAAACTGCACAAGGTTTGCAGACTACTGTTAAAAGTGTTCAAGACGACTTAGATGGACTTGAGATTGGTGGTCGAAATCTATTAGGTAATTTCAACCTTAAAGAATGGGCGCAAGCCAGTAACAAGATCATGCAATCCTCAGTTGGCTTAGGATACATTATTAAGTTAGAGAGTAATGAAGATTATATTTTGCACAGACAAAATTTAAGCAACAACAACAGGTTTCGTTTATTATTTTTTGATTTGGATACAAACGATGAAAATGAATTGTTAGGAAAATCTCCTGATAAAAATATATCCCATGATAACTCATTAGAGGTCAAATTTAATAGCGAAAATTATAAGTGGGTCTTTATCTATGTTACTAATCAAAGAAGCATTGATGATATAGATAAAGCTTTTATTCAGTTAGAACGAGGCACTAAAGCGACCGACTATAGTCCGGCTCCAGAAGACATGGCTACCCAATCTCAAATTACTCAACTATCGGATGTTATAAGTTCAAAAATAACTAAGGGTCAAGCTGATGGTTGGTACGCCAGTCAATCACAACTCACACAGACGGCAAGTAGCTTGCAGAGTACTATTAAGGGTGTACGGGATGATTTAGAGGACATGGAATTCGGTGGAGCAAACCTTGCTGGTTTAGATGATTTTTACGCATGGACAGCCTCTTCTTACTCAAGAAATGAGTATGTAGTTACTATTGATACAGGAAATGCAGACCGCGGAGGAGTGCGTATAAGAAGCCGAATTTTTGAGAAAGGTAAAAACTACGTTCTTTCATTCAAAATTAAAAAGTTGACGGGTGATGTTGAGAGAATAGCTGGACATTGTGAGGGGTTTTCTTCTAAAGTGGTTTATTTAGATGGAAAGCAAATAGGTACAAGTTGGATGTCCTCAAACCCTTTTCCTAATGACGGTGAAACTCACCAAATTGAAGTGCATCTTGAATATAACGGAGATACTACTAACAACGATTTATATATTCAACCTAACCGAAGTGGGTATGAGCTGCCTTTCTCTTGTGAAATATGGGATATACAAGTTGAACAAGGTACAAAAGCCACTGCTTGGTATCCGTCTTACAAAGACATGGCGACTCAGTCACAGTTCAGCCAACTGTCTGATAATATCAATTTAAGAGTACAAAAAAATGATATTATCAATCAGATTAATGTCTCTACTGAGTCTATTCTAATCAGTGGTAAAAAGCTTATTTTGGATGGAGATACAACTGTCAACGGTACATTTAAAGTGAAAAATGCTAATATCACTGACGTTAATGCTGGAAAAATCACTGCAGGTACTTTTGATGCTGGCAAAGCAAATATCATTAATATAAATGCCAGTAATATCAATACTGGAAGTTTAACTGGAATTGATGTATCGAGTTTTGATAGCATCCGAAAAGTAGAGTTGGCAAAGGGGCGAGTATCATTAGAATTCGAAGGTGTCTCAGTAGGGCATATAAGACCATCTCAATTAATAGAAGATACAAATGTAAAAGGTTTTGATATAGTATCCGATCGGGACTTTTTAAGCTTAGGGTTTAAGGTAGATGATAACGAGTCTTCAGCTGTAGCACTATGGCGATCCGATACCAGAATAGGGTATATAAACGGATCAGATAAAACAACAGACAATGGTAGATTATATTTGAAATCCACTTCGAGGGGTGGAACAGCCGAGGGACGAGTATCGTCAGTACGATTGACTAATTATACTGATTCCTCTGGGACTCCGTGGAGTGGAATATTGAATTATATTGGTCGAGATAATCGCAATCCTAGAAACGCTAATTTTCGATCTGGATTTGAGGTATGGCAATACAAAGGAGATAAAACAGGAAAGGCGGATCAATTATTCAGAATAGATAGCAGCTCTGATGGTTCGTATACTACATTTCTTACTGATAAAACATATCTTGGGAAACAAACTTCTGTAAAAGCTAAAAACGGCAGTAACTACGCGGTTTTAGGAGCATCCGTTACTCAGAGACTACAGAATATACACGGAAAATTAGACGCAAATCCAGTAGCTTACGTAGACGTCTGGGATAATTTCACCGTAGGGAGTAATGGCACCGGTAGCGGTACATTTTCTTTTAACAGTGCAGAAAATATATTTGCCGTTTTCCCGCAAGTAGAAGGAGATTATTCTAGTAATATTATTTCAGGAGTTCAAAATGTCACTTCGACTGGTTTCCGAGTCTATCTTCTTAATGCAGGCGGAAGAGCTAACGCAAACAATAGAAGTTATCGGGTTAAAATTCTAGTAATATATGAACCATCTTAAAAAAGGAGGCAAGAGCTTCTATGATAGAAAAAAAAGAAGTGACTAATAGACGATATTTAAAAAACGTAACATTTTCTATAAATAACAACACTGTATATATATCAGATGGTTATTTAGTGGATGGCAGAGAGATTCCACTAGAAGGTATAACATTTGGTATTGAAACATACGAGCAAACCGATAGTATGTATGATATTTATATCACTTACTCAAATGGCATGTACGCTTATGAAGTAGAAAAAACTTATTTAAGTTATGGAGCGCTGCCCTGTTACACTGGTGAAAACAAGCTATTCCATACATTCGCATCTATCGAGGTGAAAACGGATGGCTCCCTAGACGGTCATTACACTTTAATTGCGAATCAAGGAGCGAGTACTGATGAAGAAAATCATACCCAAGATAAACAACCAGAAGACGCCTGATTTTAAGGATAAGTCTTTAGAAGAGAGGATATTGGCTTTAGAAGAAGAAATGAAAGTTTATCGTGAAGTCAATGAAAAATTAGTACTGAAAGTCGCTGATTTAGAGCACAAATTAAATTAAATGGAGGAATCTTAATGAACCTAGAACATAATTTAAACGACGTGGTAACGTCCCTTGCAAAAAAGCTCGCTGAGGCCGAACGTATGTCATCTTCCTTCGAAGCTGTGGCCGCTGCGAAGGAAGAAAAAATAAAAGAATTGGAAGATAAAATTAAGGAATTACAGGAGGTAAAAGAATGAGAATAACAATCACGAATATTAATTTTAATTACGATAATGGCTATGAGAAAGACTATACTGGCGTAACTATTAACTATATTGCTAATGGCTTTAAGTTTAATCCAAATGAATCTGCGACCCTCACCCGTAATCAATATGAGGAGCTTAAAGATGATAAGGACGGCTTACGGAAAGTCATTGTAGAAAATATCATCGAGAGTGTTGCAAGCTATGTAGAGGAATTAAACGAATATAAAGATTCATTAACAGAAAACGCTGAATAAGCGTTATTTTTTTTAGCTGAAAAACAGAGAAATTAGAAGGGGGACAATTAAATATGTCTAAGGAGCTGGTGAAATGGGAGATGTTAATTTGAATTATTTAGAGGCAACGCATATGTATTTATTTGGAGGAGTCAAGTTTCTCCACTTTTTATTGTTGTTAATGGCATTAGATATCATCACAGGTCTTTTCAAAGCCTGGAAGAATGGTAACTTATGGAGTCGTAAAAGCCTGTTCGGATACGCTCGTAAAGTTTTGGTATTAGTCGTTATAGTGTTGGCTAATGTTGTAGATCAAATACTTGGTTTAGGTGGAGCGGTGGCTTATGCTACGGTTCTTTTTTATATTGCCAATGAGGGCATTAGCATCATTGAAAACCTTGCTGACATGGACGTAATCGTACCGAAAGCATTAGCAGAGAAGTTGCACAGCATCGATAACTCCGACAAATCGATAGGTAAGGAAATCAAAGAAGAATTTACAAGCAAGGACAAAGAGTAG